GCGGTTGTAAGGACAAACAACGGACTTAAAAAGATTGACAAAGACGCAACCACTAAGCGCATCGACCCTGTGGATGCCACACTTGGGGCGTTTAAATTGGCTTTGTATCATAATTTTGAGTCTGAAAGCTATAGCGAATACATTGAGAATTTTTTGAAAGGAATGACAGGATAGAATGGGATTTTTTAATAGCTTAAAAAATTTACTTATGCCCGAGTCGGTGGACGCGGCAAGTGATAAGCTCCTGCAGTGGTTAGGCATTGATACAGATAAGCCGAAAGCCTTAGCAGAGACAACATATTTTACTTGCTTAAAGGTGCTATCTGAGACGATGGGCAAAATGCCCCTGAAACTCTATCAAGAGGACGAGTCGGGTGGCAGGGTGAGAGCGCCGACAGCAGATATATTGCTGTATCGACCTAATTCAGTTATGACTCCGTCAACTTTTTGGAGCACCGTGGAAGCAAATTGCCAACATTACGGCAACGCTTACGCATGGATACAAAGAGATTATAAAGGCGGACTGCAAAAAGGTGAGATAAAAAAGACGGCTTACTGGATTATGAAGTCCGATTGTGTGACTGTATACATGGATGACGCGGGAGTTTTTGGCGATCGTGGAAGACTTTACTATAAATTTACAAATCCCCAAAGCGGCGAAACAGCAGTTTTTAGGCAGGAAGATGTACTGCATATAAAAAACTGGCTGTCGTGGGATGGGGTTATGGGCATATCGGTAAGAGATATCTTGAAAAGTACGATTGACGGTGCCGGATACTCTCAGAAGTATCTTGAAAAGCTGTATCAGAGTGGCTTAACGGCATCAAGTGTCCTGCAGTACACGGGCGACTTAGACGAAAAACTAAGACAACGACTTGAAAAGCAATACAATGACTTGCTTACGGGCGCAAATAACGCAGGCAAGGTTGTGGCCTTACCGCTTGGCATGAAGTTGGAACCACTTACATATACTTTGGCAGATGCTCAGTATATGGAGCTTAAGAAGTACAGCGCTTTGCAAATTGCAGCAGCATTTGGAGTTAAGCCAAATCAGATTAATGATTACGAGAAGTCAAGTTACTCTAATTCGGAATCACAACAGCTTAGCTTCTTAGTGGATACGATGATGTACCGACTTAATCAATACGAGCAGGAAATCAATTACAAGTGTTTGACTGATAAGCAAAGGGCTGACGGCCTTGTATACAAATTTAATGAAAAAGTCCTTTTAAGGGCAAACATGGAAACGCAAATGCAGTCGATAACATCGGCAGTACAAAACGGCATATATACCCCGAATGAGGGAAGGCATTTACTGGACCTGCCCTCTAAGGACGGCGGAGATGTGCTTATCGTAAACGGCAACTATGTACCGCTTACAGATGTCGGCGCTGCATACAATATCGGAAAGGAGGGCAAAGATGATACTTAAGATAAAAGGCGACATTGTCAGTAATGACATGAAAGAAATATACGACTGGTTCGGATACGACTGCACAACGCCACAGGATGTAATTACTGCAATCGAAGAGATGCCGAAGGGCGACAGATTGCAAGTAAAAATAAATTCAGGTGGTGGAGATGTGCTTGCAGGTCAGGAAATATATAGCACGCTTAGAGGCCGCAATGATGTAGATATCGAAGTGGAAGGCTTGGCGGCATCTGCTGCATCCGTCATAGCGATGGCAGGCAAAAGTACAATTTCACCCGTCGGCATGCTTATGATACATGATGTGTCAGTAAGCTATACAAGCGGCAATCATGCACAACTTAGCAAGCAGGCTGAAACGCTGAAGGCATGGGATGAAGCTTTAGCAAGTGCATATGTCGAAAAAACAGGCAAGAGCAAAGACGAAATTATAAAGATGATGGATGCTGAAACATGGATAACAGCCGATAAGGCAGTTGAAATGGGATTTATAGATGCTATAAGTCAGTCCGGACAGGCAGTAATCACAAACAGCATGGGCAATCTGAAGATTACTGACGAAATGATACAGCAGTATACAGCTGAAAAAGCTGGTATTGAAGAAGAAAAAAACAATTTGTTAAAAGACCTCGATACATTCGGGGCATGAAAGGAGCAAAAAATATGAATTTACAGGAATTACTTGATGCAATAAATGCAAAGAAGCAGGAAGTAAAGAACCTTGCGGAGCAGGGAAAAATTGCAGAGGCAAAGACTGCAAAGGAAGAGCTTGTTAATCTTCAGGAGCAGTACAATATTTTAAAGGATGTAGTAGAGGGGGAGCAGGCAGGTATGTCAATAGATAATTTTGCAAATGCTTTAGCTGTAAAAATTGCGTCTGGATCTGATGCAATACATGACTTTGCCGAGGCTGCAAGACACGGCTTTTATACTAACACAATGACAGAGGGCACAAAGGCTGACGGTGGTTATACAGTACCTGAGGACATTAAGACAAAGGTTGATCAGTATAAAAAGGCAATGTTTTCGCTTGAGAGCCTTGTAGATGTTGAGACAGTAAAGACCAACAGTGGTAAAAGGACATTTCAGAAGAAGGCACAGGTGACGGGGTTTAAGGTTGTCGCAGAGTCTGGAAAGATTCAGGCTACTGAAACACCGCAATTTGAGTTACTTTCATATGATATTAAGAAGTACGCTGGATATATGCCGGTTACAAACGAGCTACTTGCCGACTCTGATGCAAATATCATAAACACTCTTGTAAAGTGGCTTGGTGAAGAAGATGTTGCTACAAAGAATGCGCAAATCCTTGCTGCAATAGGAACAAAGACAGAGACAGACCTTAAGAACCTTGACGGAATTAAGAAAGCTATCAATGTAACACTGGGGTCTGCTTTTGCAGGAAGCGTTACAATCTTGACAAACGATGACGGATTACAGTATCTTGATACCCTTGTTGACAAGAATGGAAGATATTTGCTTACACCAAGCATTCAGGATCCGGCAAAGAAAGTCCTTGCCGTAGGCGCATCTACTATCCCAATCGTGGTAGTACCAAACTCTGTGATGGCAACAAAGACCAATAAGGTGCCTTTTGTAATCGGTGATTTAAAGGAGGCTGTAAAGATTTTTGACAGAGCGAAGCTTAGTATCATGACTTCCAACACCGCAGCAGTTGGTCAGCTCAATGCATTTGAGATGGATCTAACACTTTTTAGAGGTATCGAAAGATTTGACTGTAAAGTCAAGGATTCCGATGCATTTGTAAATGGAACTATAACAGTAACCCCTTAGTAGAATTTAAGCCCTTGCACCTGCAGGGGCTTTTTTAGGAGGTATTAGCCTATGACGCTTGAGGAAGTAAAGGACTACTTGAGAGTAGACGGAGATGATGACGACAATATCATAAGAACGATGATGGAAGCATCAAAAGAATACATCGTGTCCGCTGTAGGCGAATACGATGAAACAGATAAGACGGCAAATCTTCTTTTTTGTGCTATCACTCAAAATCTGTACGACAATAGAGAGCTTATGCAGTCGGATATACAGCAAAGAAAAGCGATTGAATACACCTTCAGGAGCATAATCTTGCAACTGCAAATGAAAAAAGCTATCAAGGGGGATACATGAAAGGCATAAACCCTGGAAGACTTAATAAGAAAGTCAATATATTGCGATACATAGAGACAGAGGACGAACTTGCAAATATTGTGAGTACTTTGTCAGTGCATAAAAGAGTTTGGGCGGAAATAAGACCGTTAAGAGGCAACGAACAACTAGAGCATTATAAGACGACAAGCAAGCTTGTATACAAAATTACAATTAGAAATACAGATATAACTGAAAAAGATGTGATTGAGTATCAGGGCAGGCAGTTTCTTATAAATTATATTGTAAATCCCTTGGAGGCGAATTATTACTTAGAACTTATGTGTACAGAAAGCAAAGACCATGAGGAAAGGAGGGAGTAATGGAGTCGGTACATTTTATCGGACTTGAAAGCTTACTTGAAGACATGCAAAGCATGGTGGCACAGTCGCCTGATGAGTTAAATGATGCAGTCATAAAGACAGCGAAAGCATGGACAAAAGATTGCAATGCAAAGATGCCGTCGAGTTATAAAAGCGGTGCAAAAGGCTTGAAGAGGTGGAAAACAACAAAGAATTACAGCCCTTCAGGAATAATCGCAAGCGTTGAGGTCACAAATAAGGCTCCGCACTTTCACCTTGTAGAAAATGGACATAGGAAGTTTATAAATGGCGTGTATACAGGTGGCTTTGTTGAGGGTAAGCATTACGCAGAAAAAACAAGAGCGGAGTATGAAAGCAAATATCCGGACATGATGCAATCGGCTATAAGCAAAGCCTTAGCAGACAGGGGGCTTTCATGATCACATATGCCGATATTGTCAAAGAAGTAAATTTAATTTTAAAAAAAGAATATCCAAACATCAAAAGATACGGAAATGACACAGTAGATAATGCGGTGCCACCGTATTTTTTTGTTGAGGTCGTGCCGTTTGGTACGGATAGAGAGAGCCAAAACATGATGCATAAATCGTGTTCGGTGAAAATTACTTTCGTACAGAAGATAGCCAAACAGGTTGAAGCGCTTGAGGTTATCGAAAATATATTCGATAGCTTGGGTATGGTACTGATTATCAAGGACAGGCGACTACTTGTCACAGAGTATACGCATGACTATATAGAGGATCATGGCAATATACTGCAAATGTCCTTTAAATTGGACTGGTACGAAAGCACAGAGTATCACGACGGCGAACTCATAGAAGATATTCATTTGAACATAGAAAAGAAAGGAAGTAGATAAATGGCAAAATTAACATCACCAAGCATCACCATTGCCTTTACAGAAAAGGGCGCAAGCGCTATTGAAAGAGGCGAGCGCGGTATCGTTGCCCTTGTCTTAAAAGGCACAAGACAGCAGTCCTTTAAGGTCGCAAGCGTTAGCGATATCCCGACAGGTGTGCTAAATGAGGAAAATGAGCAGTATGTAAAAGACGCTTTAATCGGCTATACTCATGCGCCTAAATATGTCCTTGTATACATTATGCAAACTGGAGCAGACATGACAAAGCCGTATAAGGATATGCTGCAATTTTTCGAGAATGAAAAATTCACATACATGGCTATACCGTCAGTGAAAACTGATAGTAAGGTGCAGGATGTGCTGACATGGGCAAAGAAGCAAAGAGGCGAGCATAATCTTGTAAAAGTTGTACTGCCCGAGGCTGTAGGCGACAATGAGGGCATTATAAACTGGAACTCAACCTTGTACAGGACAAAGGAAAAGGCAGTAACACCAGAGCAGGGAACTGCAAGAATCGCAGGACTTTTGGCAGGTACAGGCTTTGGAGTGTCAGGAACTTATGCACCTTTACAGGACTTTGTAGATGTAAACCGACTCGCAAAAGCAGATCAGGATACAGCAATAGGCGATGGAAAGCTTATAGCCATTTGGGATGGCGAAAAGGTCAAGCTTAATCGTGCAGTAACATCACTTACAACAACCACAGCCGACAAGGGCGACAGTTTCAAAAAGATTAAGCTTGTTGAGACTATGGACATGATGGAGGACGACATCAGGAAGACCATAGAGGATAACTATATCGGCAAGTTCTCAAACAGCTATGACAATAAGTGCTTACTTATCACTGCTATAAATGCTTATTTTATGAGCCTTGTCAATGACGGCCTTATATCAGTCGGACAATGTCAGATTGATGTAGATGCACAGAAGCAGTGGCTAAAGGCACAGGGCAAAAAGGTCATACTTGAAGACGGAAGCGAAAAGGGCATTGATGATTGCACAGACGAAGAAATCAAGAGAGCAAACACAGGTTCACAGGTCTTTTTAAAGGCGGTTGTATCCTTAGTTGATGCTATCGAAGATGTGTCTTTAAAGATTTCAGTGTAAGGAGGTAGAACATGAAGAAATTTGTATCTAATCAGGTCATAAATGGCACATGGGGCGAACTATGGGTTGATGATGAGTATATCGGCGAAGTTATGTCTTGTAAGGGCGAAGTGAGTATATCCTACTCAGATATATCCATGGTCAGAAGCCTGACTGCAGGCAAGAAGATGACAAAGCTTGAAGGAAAGGGAAGCATTAAGCTTCACCACGTCAGAAGCAATATATCAAAAGCTATATCAGACAGAGTAAAAAGGGGCGAAACCCCCGACTTTAAGATTATAGCCAAGTTGTCGGATCCGGACGCACTGGGCACAGAGAGAGTAGTCTTTTATCACTGTAAATTCGATAAGGCAATCTTAATGGACTGGGAAGTGCAGAAGAACACGGAAGAGTCGTACAGCTTCACTTTTGAAGATTGGGCTTTTCTTGACGATATAAGAGCATAGGAGGAGTAAAAATGGCATCTTTAATGGAAAGACTTATGAAGCTTGACAGAGACAAGCTTCTTGAAGTGCCTATTGAAAAGATAAAAGCTTGTCACTTGTCAAAAGTGGCAGGCGAAGAGGTAGAAATCACGGTAAAAGCGTTATCGGGTAGCCGATACACTGAGATTATGTCAAGTGCAACGAACAAGTCGGGCAGGGTGGACATGAGCCGTGTTTATGATACTCACGCTATGGTAGTAGTAGCAGGTTGTATTGAACCCAACTTAAAAGACAAGGAACTCAAAGAGCACTACAAGGCGGAAACCCCGAACGACCTTGCAAAAATGCTCTTTCCGGGTGGTGAACTTGTAAAGATTTCGGAAAAAATCGGAGAGTTGTCGGGGTTTGGCAAGAAAGACGATAAAGATGATGCCGATGAAGGCATTGAATATGACGACATAAAAAACTTATAGAGACTGATGCGGATTTTCAGGCGATGTATTACTTATTTGTAAATCACGACTGGAGCCCGTCAGTCTTTTTTGATGCGCCTTTTTCTGACAAGGTGCTTATACGGCACTTTATCAGAAGAGAGGTAGAAGAGGCAAAGGAAAGGAGCGAGCGAGATGGCTAGGCAGGTGGATGTAGAATTTCGGTTTTTGGACAACTTTACAAGTAGCTTTAATAGCACTATCGGCACGCTCACAAGTGGAACTGCTGCCGCATCAAGAGCTTGGAAGGGAGTCGAAAAGGCAGGACAGAGCATAAGCAATTTAGGTGCAAAAATCACGACAGGAGTAACCCTGCCACTTGCCGCTGTCGGTGCAGCAAGTTTTAAAAATTTCGGAGATGTTGACAAGACGCTGAGACTTGTCAGTGAAACGATGGGAAGCACAGCTGAAGAAGCAAAGACGCTTGAAAGTGCTATAAAAACTGCTGCGACAAATTCGACATTTGGAATGCAGGATGCGGCGGATGCTTCTTTGAATTTTGCTAGACAAGGTTTTGACGCTGTACAGGCGGCGGATATGATAGCGCCTGCTATGAATTTGGCAGCAGGTACAGCATCAGACTTGTCAATGGTCACGGGTGGACTTGGCAATACCTTAAAGGCATTTGGAGCAGACGCAAGCGAAGCAAGTCACTATACAGACATGATGGCAAAGGCGCAAGCACAAGCTAATACAGATGTGCAAGGATTGTTTGACGCTATGAGTATAGCAGGCTCAACGGCTAACACGGTCGGGTGGAGTTTTTCAGATTTGGCCGTACTTACAGGCGTATTCGGCGACCACAGTATCGGAGCATCAGAAGGTGCTACAGCTTTGAATACAGGTCTTATGCGTTTAGCAAGTCCTGCAAAAGAAGCATCGTTATGGCTTGATGAATTAGGCATAAATGTCTTTGATGCGAACGGCAGTTTAAAGAGCATGCCCGAAACAATCGCAGAGTTGCAAGAAGGCTTTGCAGGTCTTAGCGACCAACAACAACTTGCGGCCGCTGCAGCTATATTCGGAAAGAATCAAGCTGCAAAGTGGGTAACGCTTATAAACGGTCCGGGTATCGAAGCTTTGCAAGGATACAAGGATAGCATTGAAAGCGCAACGGGAGCATCTGAAGATATGGCAAAAGCTCTTATGAGCGGTCCGGGCGGTGCGATGGAGCAATTAAAGTCGACTTTTGACGTATTTAAGTACAACGCAGGCGAGGCCTTATCAGGTGCAGTTGTGCCGTTTATCGAAAAGATTACAGAGCTACTTGATAGATTCAATAAAATGGATCCTGAGCAACGTCAACAAATTGTCCGTTGGGCAATGATGGCAGCGGCTATCGGACCTGCCTTGCTGATATTCGGAAATACAGTGACTATGGTCGGCAAAGTCGGCGGAGCTTTCACGAACTTGGGAAGATTTGCAAGTATTGCAACTAGGGGCTTTTCAGGATTGTCGGCAGGCGGTGGAGTTTTGAGAACTGCAATCGCTGCAATTGCATCACCTGCAGGCATTGTTATAGCGGTCTTGGCAGCAATTGCTATCGTAGTTCTTGCTGTAGTAACAAATTTCAAGGCTTTTAAGTCTGCTATGAATTCAACTTCTCCGACTTTCAAGAAACTACAAGAAAGCTTTAACAACTTAAAGGCAAAAATTGAGCCATTTATACCAAAAATCAAGCAAGTGATTGATGTTGTCGGTGAGGGCATAGCCTTGGCCGTTGGCGTGGCTGTATCTGCACTTGCAGGATGTTCTATGAAGAGCCCTGAGATGACTTCCACAACAGCTGCGGCTGCAGGAGAGAGCACAGATGCAAAGGCGGACGGCAAAGCAGATAATAAGTCTGACGGAGCTGAGGTAACTTTGGTGTATGCCGAGGTAAACCCGCTTGATACTATCGTGGGACAGAGCGGAACCGCATTCAAAGAAGAGGTGGAAGAGCTTTCAGGCGGAAAGATTCACATCGATATACAGGCAAGCGGTGTACTCGGTTCTGAAAACGATGTACTTGACGGAATGCTTGGA